TGAATCTAGGAATAAAACAAAAGAATATTCTGACTTTGAGGATTCTTTATGGGTACCTAAGTTTAGGGAATACCTTAAAGGTGTTAAGAAATCAGTTAACTTTGCTGTTAAAGAATTTGAAATGAGAAAATCTGCTTACAGATATCAAAGAGCTTCTATTTCAAAAACTGGTAGAATCGACGTAAACAAACTTTGGTCATATAAGACAAACGAAGACATTTTCAAGCAAGTTACTACACTTGCTGATTCTAAGAATCATGGAATGATCATGCTTTTAGATCTTTCTGGATCTATGAGTGGTTCAATGAGATATGTTTCTGATCAGTTAATTCACTTGATTATGTTCTGTAAAGCTGTTAACATACCATTTGATGTCTATGGATTCACTAGCACAAATGATGATCTAGGAAGCTATGAAGGAGTGATTGATGGTGATATTGATCTTTCAGAGCTATCCTTAGTTCACTTATCATCATCACAATTCAAAAAGCAACAGTTTGATGATTCTGTGTTTAATCTATACCTAAGAGTTGAAGAGGACCTTTCTTCATATTACCATTCTCATTCCTATTTAGGAAAATATGAGTCATATGGATCAACTCCATTAGATGAGGCCTTGGTTATATGTCACAAACTCATTCCAGAGTTTAAGACCAAGAATCAAGTTCAAAAAATGAATCTAGTCACTTTTACAGATGGACAAGCAAACCAGATTAGGTCATACTCCTCTAGAAAATTACAAGAGAATAAGATTGATTCTTCTTGGGGTGACGTGAAGATCATGATTAATGGAAAGGCTATCAAATCAGATAGGTATAGTCTAACAAAATCTCTTTTAGAGAACATCCAAAAAAGATTTGATACAAAAACCCTAGGATTCTTTATGGCTGACAACGCAAGAGATTTTAGGGGATCTATCTGGAGAGCTGATAGGGACAAGAAAAAGATCTCAAACCAGTATTACGAAGATCGTGACTTAATTCTAAATGCAAATAAAGAATACTCTAAGAATAAGTGTGTTACTATGGATAAAGTATTAGGATATGATCACTACTACATTCTAAAAGGTGGTAAAAACCTAGACACAGATCCAGGTGAATTTGTTGTTGAAGATACCTCTAGAAACAAGTTATCGACTGCTTTTAAGAAGTACTCTAAGAATAAAAAGGTGAATAAGGTCCTTTTAACTACATTTGGAAGGCACGTTGCCTAACTTTTTTCAACTTTTTTTCACCTAGGGGGTTTACAAGGTCCCTGAACTATGGTATAATACTTGTATATTGATAAGGAAACTACATTATGAAAAAATCTACTGAAATACTTTTACAAGAAATCGCTAACAGGTATCCTGACCAGATACATTTCAAAAGAAAGGTCATTGAGGAAACCGCTAAGGACCTCGGTTATACACAAAAGGATTATTATCCAATCCTTACCACGAACAATAGAGTCAAAATAGGAACATATTCTTTGGAAATGTTTTTACCTCAAACTAAAGAAATTCCAACAACTGCTGCTCAAATGCAATCAGTTGTCTCGGTCGTGAATGAAGAAAAGACTTTTGCAAAGGAAGACCCATCATTTGTTGCTTGGGGCGCTTATCACGATCTAATCAAAGTTATCAAATCAGATATGTTTTATCCGATTTACATTTCAGGACTATCAGGTAACGGTAAGACCTTTATGGTTGAACAAGCCTGTGCAAAACTAAACAAGGAGTTTATTCGTGTACAAATCAATCCGGAGACAGATGAGGATGATCTATTGGGAGGTTTCAGATTGGTGGACGGCCAAACAGTCTTTTGTAAAGGACCAGTTCTTAAGGCAATGGAAAATGGTGCAATTCTACTTCTCGATGAAATCGATCGTGCTACAAACAAAATTATGTGCTTACAAGGTATCCTTGAAGGCAAACCTGTCCTCGTTAAAAAGACAGGTGAAACAGTTTCTCCAAAGCCTGGGTTTAACGTAATTGCTACTGCAAACACCAAAGGTAAAGGATCAGAGGATGGACGATTCACCGCTGCTTCTATTATCGACGAAGCTTTCTTAGAAAGGTTTACTATCTCAATTGATCAGGCTTTTCCAAGTCCTACCATTGAGAAGAAAATCGTTCTAAAGCATATGGAGAAGTTCGATATGGTTGATGAAGATTTCTGCGAAAAGCTAGTTACTTGGGCAGATATTATTCGAAAAACCTTTTATGATGATGGTGTTGATGAAGTGATTTCTACTCGTCGACTCTGTCACATTGTACAGACATTCTCTATCTTCAACCGAAGAGATAAGGCTATTGATCTATGTATCTCTCGATTCGATGAAGACACCAAATCTGCCTTCTTGGATCTCTATTCAAAAGTTGATAGTGGGGTTATTAATCAAGAAGAAAATCAGGAGGCATCGAATGAAGAAAACTTCTAATGTAGAATACAAATTTAATGAAGGAGCTCTGATACAAGAGCTCCAATCATATATTGACAAAACATATGATGGGCATTATTCAAAGAATAAGTTCCAATCGACCGAGTTCATTATTGATTGCGGTCATGGTATGGGATTTGCTCTTGGTAATGTGCTAAAGTACGCTCAAAGATATGGAAAGAAGGATGGATTTAATCGTTCAGATCTAATGAAGATTCTTCACTATGCTTTGATTGCTCTTCATGTGCATGATGTGAATGAAAACTAGGGATTTACAAACCTATGTTTTTACGGTATAATATACTTTTTAGGAATAACTATGAATATATCTAATGATACAATTAATGTTCTAAAGAACTTTGCTTCTATTAATCCGAACATTGTTTTTAAACCTGGTCAGAAGCTTAAGACTATTTCTGAGTCGAAGACCATTCTAGCTTCAGCGGATATTGTTGAAGACTTTCCAGTAGAGTTTGGAGTCTATGACTTAAACGAATTTTTATCTGTCCTTAGTCTGATCAATAATCCTCATTTAGAGTTTGAAGACAATTCAGTATTAATTAAAAGCACTGGAGGAGGTTGCTCTCTCCCTCATCAGCAAAAGGTGAAATACTTCTTTTCTGAAATGGGAATTCTAACCCAACCTTCAAAGGACATTCAAATGCCTGAATCGGAGCTAGGCTTTAATTTGACAGAGGATACACTCTCTCAAATACGTAAAGCAGCTGCTGTTTTGGGACACTCCGAACTTTCTTTTAAGGGAAGTGATGGAGTAATTAGCGCATCAGTATTCGATTCAAAAGATGCTACATCAAATAGCTATGATATCGAAATTGATAGGGATAACTCTTGTAAGGAACAATTTAGTTTTGTATTTAATATCTCAAATCTAAAAATCCTTCCAGGGGATTACTTTGTAACTATTTCTTCAAAGCTGATTTCAAATTGGACTAATTCAAATTATCCAATTGAATATTTCATTGCTTTAGAAAATAGTTCGAAGTTTGGCGTATAAATATATGCGCATAAAGAATTCTCATTTATCATTGATTGGTAATGAGGATAATGTGAAAGATGCCAAGTATGGGTCTTTCTTAATTAGTCTAAACTTGCAAGGAGAAAAAAATGACTGAAGAAGTAAAACAGGAAAATCCTCAGCTTTCTCTTCAAGATATTGCTACTATGGTTCAGATTATTGATATCTGCTCTAGACGTGGTGGTTTTGAAGGGCAAGAATTAGAAGCTGTCGGCGGTTTGAGAAATCGAGTCGTTAAGTTTCTAAATGCTGCAGCACCGAAAGAAGGTGCTCCTGAGGGCGCGGTACCTGAAGTTACCGACGAACCAGTTGCTGAAGAAGCATCTGAGTAAGCTATATTGCGGGGGTAGCTCCCCCGCCACCTTTTATTATGGAGAAATTATGGACATTAGTGAAAAAACAAAATTAGTAGAAGCTCTCAAAAAAGGAACTGTCACAGTATCCTTTCGTAAAATTGACACAGGCGAACTCAGAGTTATGCCTTGTACTCTCAACCCAGTAATATTAGAAGCGAACAACGTTCCAACTGTTCTTAAGGATATGGATCCTTCGTCAGATCACTATGCTGTTTGGTCTTTAGATAAAAACGCATGGAGAAGTTTTCGTTTAAGTACTGTAGAAGGTTGGGAGGTTCATGGTGAATGAATTTCTATGGGTAGAAAGATATAGACCAAAGACAATCGACGATTGTATCTTACCAAAAACTCTTAAATCAACTTTTAAAGCTATTGTTAACGGAGGTGAATTACACAATATGCTTTTAACCGGAACAGCCGGTCTTGGTAAAACAACTGTCGCAAAGGCTTTATGTAATGAACTTGGTTTAGACTTCTTACTTATCAACGGATCAGAAGAATCCGGTATTGATACTTTAAGAAATAAGATCAAGCAATTTGCATCCTCCGTCTCATTACAGGGTGGATACAAGGTGGTAATTCTTGATGAAGCTGATTACTTGAATCCCCAGTCCACCCAACCTGCTTTGCGTGGGTTCATCGAAGAATTCTCAGCAAATTGTAGGTTTATTCTAACATGTAATTTTAAGAATAGGATTATCGAGCCTCTTCATTCTCGATGTAGTGTTGTTGAATTTAATATCTCTAAAAAGGATATGCCACCACTACTTGCCGAGTTTATGAAAAGGGTAGAACATATACTAGAAGAGAATAACATCAATTACGAAAAGCCAGTGATTGCAGAGCTTCTTATGAGGCATGCACCAGATTGGCGTAGGGTGTTAAATGAATTGCAGAGATATTCTACCTCTGGAAATATTGACTCTGGTATTCTAGTATCAGTATTAGAAAAGTCTATTGATGATCTTATTGGATTTCTAAAAGTAAAAGACTTCCGAAAAATGCGTCAATGGGTTTCTGACAATATGGATAGTGAACCAGCTTCCATCTTTCGAAAAATCTATGATAATATGGGTGAATATGTAGACCCAAGATCAGTACCTCAATTGGTATTAATACTTGCTGATTATCAGTATAAAAACGCTTTTGTTGCCGACCATGAGATAAATATGGTTGCATGTTTAACAGAAATCATGAGTGGGGTTAATTTCAAATGACAAGAGACGAATTTTATATGAGAGAAATTGCAGAGATGCAAAGGCAAGTACACGAGCTTCAAATCAAGATTAGAAGATACCAAGAAAAGATTATTGAGCTTGAGAAAGAAATGAAAAAGGTGAAGGGATTATATGAACCTGTTTGATTATGTGAATTCCATCAACTATAGTAAGAAAGATCTTATGGTTGATGATATTAGTGAAAAGGTATATAATCCTTTTCTTATAAACAGATCTTTATCCTTTTTTAACGATACTATATTATTATCTAATGAAATGAACATTAATCATCATATTGATAATCGTCTTCAATTCGATTTTTTTATAAATATAGTTAAGAAAAAGAAAAGATTTTCAAAATGGGTTAAACCCGGT